GATTGATCTTCCCAATCTTTTCTTGATGATCTATCATCTTGATAAGCTTTAACTAAATCTCTACCAACACTATTGACTTCTTGATCTGTTAATTCTTCTGCTAAATTAGAATGATGATCTGATTCAAAAGCTTCTTCTTCTTTATCTGTTAAATCAGTATCAACTTCTACTTTAACTTTTTTACCTTTATCATCGGTAAATTCTAAATTTTTTTTATCTAGTTCAACTTCTAAAGCCATTATTTTTTCCTTTTAGTATCTACGCCTTTTATTTTACCTTTATTTTTAGTTGCATAAAAAATCTGTTCACCTCTTTTTTTACCATAACTTTTTTTCATAGACTTCATTATCTTTTTTCCTTTTTTAGTAAGAGGCATTTTTTTTACTTTTCTTTTTCTTTTTTTTATTAATTATACTACCTAAAGTTTTTGCTTGGCCAGCATGTGTCTTTGAGGCTTTTTGTAAACCTTTCATAACTTTTTTAATTTTAGCTTTAGCTTTTTTCATTATGCTTTCCTTTTAGTTTTTTTCTTTCTACCATCTGCTCTTCTGTTTTTATCTCGTCTACCTTTTAAAATATCTCTATCAACTTTAGCTGCTTTACCGCCTGTTAATGCAGAATTAACTCTTGCCATAGCCCATGCTTGAGGACTTACACCTTTTCTATGACCACTTGTTCTATATGCTGCTAAACCTCTATTATAAATTGCTCTAATTTTAGAAGCAGATACACCTGTTTTTTTTGCTTTATTTCTAATTGCTGTTGCTGTACTTGATTTTCTTTTAGCCATACATTCTCCTAAATCTTTTATTATGTATACTTTCTTTTTTTGACCCTACAAATTTTCCACCTTTTTTATCTCCTGGTAAAACTCCAGAGCCTTTGTTATCTTTGTTTAATCTTTTAATAGCAGCTTTTCTTGCGCTACGAAGTTTTCCAGAAGTTCCAGCTAAATACTTCTTAGGTACCTTTTTACCTTTTTTTCTTTTTCTAGGCACTGATACTTGTTTAGTAAAATTAGCACGTGACATTGGCATTATTTTGGAAAACCTCTTCTCATGTTTTTATATGCTTTTTTAGAAATAGTTGATTTCTTTTTTGTTCTAGAAATACCTTTTTTTCTACGAGCATTTATATTTGCATAAAGACCTTTTTTCATATCTGCATAATACCTCCTGGTTCATACCATACTTTCCTGTAGTAGATATAAAACAAAAATATTAATTATTCTAGTATTATTTTCTTGATATGTTTTTCGCCCATATATAACTCTGTTTCTGCTTTACCTTTCCAGCATTTATAAGATACAGATTCACTATACTGACGTTCAGCATGACGTTTTCCTCTAAGACATGCTGCCATACTTTCTTGTATTCTATGCTCTTTAATTTCACCATTTACAAACATTAATAATGCTATAACAGATTCAATCATTGTCCGTTACCATTCTTGTAATGCATATCTCTAGCATTATCTTTTAAATCTTCAATATCAGTTAAAACTTTATCCATTTGTTTTCTTAAAAATTCTATGTTAACTTTATTTAACGCCATATTTTCTATGTGTTTATTTAATTTATCGGTAGTTTTATAAAGATCCTCAATCATCATGTACTGCTCACTATCAGCTGGCAAAGAACCTAATTGTCCACGAGGCCATTTAATTCTAAACTCTGTATTTTCTTCTAAGTCTTTTTCCATTATCTGTATACGAGTATCTGCAACATTAAGTCGTTCTATTATTTGAAAATAACCCATTGTTCCAAGTGCTACAATTATAATCAAACTAGCAACTGTTTTCATTGGCATTTGCACTGCCGCTTCCTCTGATATATTTAATGGTTTTTTAGTAGGCACTAGGTCCTCCAAAGATTGCAAGTAAAGTTATTAAAATAATTAAAATTCCTGTAAAATAGTAATTCATCTAACATCTCCACCGCCTTCTAGCTTGTCTTATTCTAGAATTAGGATTATTTCTAGTTTTAGCTGAGCTTCTTTTTAATTGTCCTAATGATCTTGCGCAGTAAGACTTTCTACGTTTAGCTGCTTTACTTCCAGGTTTAACTTTACCAGTTACAGCCATTTTTAATTTAGAACCAGGATTAGCTCGTCTATAAGCTTTAATTCCTGCTCTTGTCATACCCGCACCTTTTTTTGTAGGTCTGTAATATTTTTTTCTTCTTGGAATATCTCCTGTTCTTTTTCTAGGTCTGATTCTTGTTCTAGCCATGTAAAGCTGCTCCTCTTTCTGCAGAATCAAAACCAGAACTTTTTGAAACACTGCCGCCGCCATCATATTGACCACCTCTTCTGTCATCTTGTGGTGTAGATTTTATATTCATGGTAGCAGTTGGAAATGTTTGTACGTCTCCCTGCGTATCTTGCATTGTAATGTTTTCTATTCTATCCATTTCTCTATTCTTTAAAAAACCACCAGCAACAAAAGGTAATGCAAAAGGACTTATAAAACCTAATGCTCCTCCTCCACTAGCTAAATTAACAACAGCAGATCCTACTCTTAAAGTATTTTGCACTCCAGATGGAATTCCTAAAGTATCTTCTACAAAATTATTATAATAATTTATATTATCGGTAAGTATATTTGAGGCAGATTTTTTTGAGGATGCAGTAGGTTTTTCAAAATCAAATTCAAAAAAACCTTTTTGTCTATCTTTTTCAATATCTTCAATTTCAGAATATTTTTCATCGAATGTTTTAGGTTTATTAAAATCTTTAATTTGACCATCATCACCCTCAAATAAAGGACACACTCCATTTACAGACATTCTTCCGTTTGGACATACAAATTCTTTTATCATCTGCCTTGACCTCTATACTTTTTTCTAGTAAATTTTTTATTTGGTCGCTTACTATGACGACCAGGTCTTTTTCTTGGCTTTTCTCTTGGAAGAAAACTTAAACCAATTGCAGCCTTTTTAGCCATTTACTTTCTTTTAATATAGTCAGTAAATTGTTTCTTAGTCATTGTATCAGAAATTTTTTTATTTAATAAATTTTTATTTTTTCTAATATTACCACCTGACTCTTGCATTTTTTTTAATTCAAGCATGCTAGTAATATCTTTAACATTTTTACCACTAGCATCAGCAATCATTTCTCTTTCTTTTGATTTACCTTCTTCGTAGCCATCGTCATCTAACATTTTAGCTTTAGATGTATCTTCAAAATCTACATCTAAAATTTCTTTAGTTACGTCTTTTGTAGTTTTAGCCATTATCTTTTTTTCCGTTTTTTCATTTTTAATTCACGTACTATTCTTTTCTTCTCAGCTTTAAGATTTTTCTTACCTTTTTTAGTTTTTGCTTTTTCAGCATCAACTCTGCCAAGCTCTTCAAGTCTATTCATACGTCTTGTGTTTTTTCTTTTCTTCATCATCTTCTTTTCTTGCCTTTCCTTTTAATTACACCACGTGCAATTAAAATATCTTTTTTAGTTACTTTACCGTCTCCAGACATATCTGGAAACTTACCTTTTTTCTTTTTCTTTTTTTTCTTCATCATCTTTCCAGTCATTTTAGAATTTTGCATTCTACCTTGACCAGAGCCTGAGCCTGCTGTCATTTTCATTAGAACGTCTCCACTTCTATTTTAATACCACGCATCATTTTTGCGTGTTCTGCTTTTCTTGTATCATCTTCTTTTACAACTTCATCACCTGGATTTTGCATTGCCTTTTTTAACATAGCAGCATCTTCTACAGCACCAGGAAATTTATCATAAAATCTTTTATTAGCCGCTTTAACATCTTCGACACTGTAGGTTTTAACACCTATCTTTGGCGATGGGCTCGTTCTTTTAAAAGGGTTAGTCATCTTTCAGATCCTCCGTTGTACTTATTTTTTTGGAAACTATACTTTGAAATATTGAGTGTGTAAAGGTCGGAAGCATTAATTCGCTAATAGGATTATCCACATGGCCGGTAGACCACGAAATACAAGGTACTCCTTTCTGGTCCCAAGCAACTAAGGCATAACCTTTTATATCAATTTTATCAGTAATCTTAATACAAGCGTCATGAAAAGCTGATACTACTTCGTCATCTTGTTTATGTACAATTTCTTTTTTTGTAGGTTTACGAGGTGTTACTCTCCATCTATCAAGAGTAATAATGTTTGTTTTTGCGGTATTTTCTTTTTTCGTCATAATCATCGTCCTCAGGATCATCCGGATGTGTTACTAAAAACCCATCACGCATTCTCATCAAAGCTTGTATACAAGTATCATGTATATCATCGTGCTTTCCATATGGGAATTGAGATGATTCTTCAATTACACTCTTAGTCCAATCTTCATCCAAAGTAAACACTAATCCACCTTCAAACATTGGAGCTACACTATGAGTTCGAGATACCTTATCTCTTTCTGGAGTATAAGTAACTACAGGCACTCCAGACCTTCTCATATCTTGTATAAGAGATTGACCAGAAGCTCTTTTTTCTATTAATACTTGATCGGGCATCCATTCATCATAACTATCTTGTGCACGTTTTCTTAAATCTGGATATTCTAATCTTTCTTTCCAAGCATCTAATAATAAACATGCAGCATACGGAGTATTGTTTTCATCTCTTGCTGTAAATACACCCCAAGTAGTACAGGCTGAATAATCAGCAGAGGATCTAGTACTAAATGCAGTATCGTAAGATTGTACAACATAACCTAATGTAGGAATTTTTTCTCCCTCGTATATATTCCACCAATCTTTTTTAATAATAGAACCTTCTTCGTTAGTAGGTCTTTGTTGATAAAGAGATTGCCATACACGTTCTCCTACTGTATTTTGAATTTTATCTAAATCTTCTTTGGAATAAGCATCTGGCCATAAAGCATTACCTTCTTTATCAATCGCTGGTAAATCTAAAATTTTCCAATCTTCACCAGATTCATTTAAAATATAACCAGCAAGGTCATCTTGGTGCCATCGAGTTTGAATTACTATTACTTTACCACCTGGTTGTAATCGAGTATATGCTACAGATTTATACCACTCTAATAGATTTCTTCTTTGCACTTCTGATTCAGCGTCCTCTCTTCCTTTTATAGGATCATCTATAATTAATAAATGCGCACCTCTACCTGTAATAGCTCCACCTGCACCGACCGCTGCATAAGTTCCGCCATGTATTGTATGAAATCTTTTAGCTGATGTACTATCTGATCGAAGGGCCACTTGTGGAAATACTTTGTTGTAATCATCAGATTGAAGTTGATTACGGACCTTTCGTCCAAAGTCGTCAGCTAGTTCTTGAGCATATGTAGATTGAATTACAAATTCGTTTGGATTATTACCTAGATACCACGCAGGAAAAAATTCTGAACAAAGCATAGATTTACCATGTCGAGGTGGCATAAAAACTGCCAGCCTTTTAATATCACCTTTTTCTAAACTTTCTAGATTTTTAGCAATTAATTTTATATGCGCAGGATCTTTATAACCTGGATACATATGTTTAGCATAAGCCAAAAAATTATTACGAGCTTTATAAGTAGATAGTAAATTATTTAAATGTTCTATTAATTCACCCGCACGTTTATCACGTGTCTTTTGGTATATCTGAATAGCTGACTTTAATTTCTCTTTGATTTGGACTTCTTGCATTTTGTTGACCCATTCCTAATCCACCACTTTCTTTATATAACTTAAATTTTTGTGAAAGTAAAAAAAATGGTTCTCTTTTTTTCAAGATAACTTCTTGCCAAGCTTCTGATGGTTGTCCTATTCTATCGAGAAACCAAGATAATTTTGAAGCTTCTGCTAATCTTAGATTAACCATTTCTTGATGATGTAAGTCTCCTTTTTCTTCTGGGTTACCTTCTTTGTATTTTCTAGCTCTAAATACTTCGTCATTATTGTTACCAGTAATATCTGCTCTATCATGTATTACATTAATATCTACTTCCTCCATTATATCTAACGCATAAGCAATTTCAGAGAGCCACGCATCATTTTGACCATGTAGACTAATATGATCTAAACATCTAAACCAATCTCTAGGAAAACATGGAAAGATACTATAAGGATGTCCAGTTTGTTCTTTAAACTTTAATAAACAAAACTGATCTTCAAAATCCATAATCTTATCATCCCAATTTTTCGTACACATTAAAGCATCGTCATTAAAGAACATCAACCATTTACCAGTTGAGTATTGAGCTAATGTATTATTATATCGATGTAAATTTTCGTAACCTATCGGACTAAATTGTAAAGCAATCTGATTAGGATATTTTGAATCTTTAAGATAGTTAAAACTTTCTAAGTCATCTTTATCTACACCAAATAAAAATTGTAACTTATCCGGCGTTCTTGCATTATTGATTAATGAATCTACAGCTTTTTTTAATAATGGCAATCTTTTACGAGTTGGTAAAAGTATAGATATGTTCATGGATCCACAGTACACAAATAATTATAATATGAAACAAAAATATGCCCGCCTTCCTCCCTGATACCACCAGTCTCCCGGCCGTGTATCAACTCCTATTCTTTTTCTTTTATCTCGTAAAAAAATCTATCTGTATCATCTGTTACCCAATCTTTGTTTTCGACATTCCAGTCGTTTGTTTGGACTTTGTAGTCTGGCACTTCGCTTCTCGTAGTGAACGAATTAACATTCCATAGTATCCTATTATTAGGTTGAGCAGCGAAATTACCGTTGTCAAGCTCCAATATATGAGCACATTTATGCTCCTGAGGAATTTCAGAATGATCTGTGTCAAGAAGATTGGGGTCAGGGTGACACCAGTCAACAGTAAACAGATACTCACCTGTATAAAGTTTTTTATCTTTACCAAAATATTTAGCTCTTTGTCCTAATAAAAAAGAAAAATGAGTAACACTGTGATGATAATCAAAGCTATTCCACAGCTCAAGTAAGTCGTTTGGCATATCTGGCACTTCTCGCCTTTCCATCTTCGCAGAAAAGAAGGCAGCAATTGGCAACCGCCAAAAGCACGCACCGTTCGGTAACATGATATTAAAAAGGATACCACGACCCTGTATACTTGTGAGACCGAAGATAACACAATCTTCGCTTTCTCCATGATGTTTTTGTTGGTCATATAAATACTCCTTGCGTATTTGACAATATATTGGTGGAATGCTACTATTTAAAAAGGCCATTGTAAAGATATAATATAAAAAAAATTTTTTTTCTAGAGATATTTATACGCATATAAGTCATTCTACACTAACTCTAGCTCTACCTCTAAGACTAACCGCAAATCACCGTCAAACTTTATATAAATTTTATAAATTAAACTTAATACGAATTTTTAAAAAAAGTGAGAGAAAAAAAGAATAAAAAAAAACTAGCGTAAAATTAATTACGCTAGTTTTATTATTTAAATAATATTAAAGACTTTTTATTTTTTCTTCGAAGAATTTAATATTTTCGATTATCGAATTATCGACTTTATTCTTCTTAATAAATTCTTTATTCGAATTTATTAAATCTAGATATAAGTCTTTTTTATTTTTATCTAGATACGAATTAATATCGACTAATAGATTAACTTTTTTAAATCTATTATTTCTCGTAGTATCGTATTCTATATCAACTTTACGATAGTTATTATTAAACGCTTTTTCTATCGTAGTAGAAAACTTAGCGTTTTCGTAAATAATAAAAGATTTCGTCTTATCTCTTTTATTATTAAATAATCGAAATAAAACTTTTTTATCTTTAAATTCTCTAAAAGATAAAGCTATCTTATTCTCGATTATATTTTTTTTAGTAGTCATAGTCTTTCTTCTTTCTAGATTTAAAAAGATTTCTATTTATTAGAAAATTTAATTTTTAAATCTATTCGAAAATTATAAAATTTTTTTATAAAAGTAAATAATTAATTTCTGTTGTTTTCTCTTGTAGGTAGAAAGAACAAAGATAGAACACTCGTTCTCGTTTCGTTCTTCTTAAAATAAAGTAAACAAAATCGATAAAGTAAAAAATAAAAAAATAAAATCTTTTAATAAATAAAGTAACATAAGTATTATAATAAATTATTTATATCATTTTTATACGTTTTAATTCTAATCGGATTATTATTCTGTTTTTGAGGAAAAAGCTCTATCCCTCATTTTTTTATTTCACGTGATCCTTGCGGATCAGCCCTGATCAACTAGATACTAGGATCAAGCTGGATCATCTAGGTTCATGCCACAACAAGCAACAGTCGCCTGCCACAACAAGCAACCGCCGTCAGTCTAGTTTATGTTCTGATTTGATTTGTTCTAGATACTTGGCCAAAGCATCATCGTCCATGCTGTCTAGTGTTGAGTGCTGTACTTCCTTCTTTTCAACAAGGAACCCTAATAGCTGAGACTTCAACCTTATCGCATTGACTGCTGCTGTATATTGTTTCTTGCCACAAGCATCAACATACAGTTTATCTAGTTTTTCAACCTCTTTTGACACAGACTCACTGGTCAAGCGCCTAGTGTCAACACGCAATCTGTCTATATACTGGAGGATTTTATCTTTCTTTAAGTTCCGGGCACCTTGTACGTGAGCAGAAGTTTCAGAATAACCTGCGTCAACAGCCGCTTGTCTCTTACCTTTTCCACTCGCTATACCCTCACAGAACTTTTTTTCCATAGAGGATAAGGTCGCCTCGTTTGTTTGGTGTATTTGATCTAGAGTTATCGCCATATTTATCCAATATAGCGATAACTTTTATAATGTAAATTGTTAATTAACCAACTTGTTCTTGAATAGTAATAACTTCAACATCAACTTCTTTAATATTCCCTTTGCTTACTAAACCTGCAGACATAGCAGATAGTTGCTCGTGAAATGCTTGATAGATATCATGGAAAGTTTTACCGTAACAATAAGCAGTTACAAAGATAGTAGCATCCTGGTAACCCTCTACTTTGCTGGTGTCTTTATAACGTATGACACCTTCGCATTTTTTACTCATAAGCCTCCTTAGCTTTTAATTTATTAATAATTTTAAATTAAAGAATAGATTTCATTTAAATACAATTAAAGAGTTCTAGCAACATATTTAGACCATAACTCGTTCATATTGCTGTGATCTAGTAATTTAGTGCCATGAAAATCTACTTCCCATATCTTAACCATAAGATCATTATTTTTAAAATAAACATCATACTTATATGCTAAGTCTCCATGTCGATGCGGTCCTTCTGTTAGTCTAGCACCACCTGGTCTTCCGTCTTTAGCTACATAACAAAAAGATGCAGCAAACTCGTCAGCTTCAAATCTTGGAAATTGCCATGCTGAATCTCTAGCTTTGTTTATCATTTGTAAAGCATTAGCAGGGTAACCATCGTAGTGATAGTAAACACTAAACGCACCATCTTTATCTTTAAAAGTGTAACATGCTCTAGTTGACATTTTTATCCTTTCTGAAAGATTCAGATAATCTTTCTGATGTTTTTCTTTCTTCTCTTGCCTCTAGCCAGTTTATAATTGCAAGTAAAAGAACACCTACAAAGATAATAAATAAACCAGCCAATATTAATAACTCAAACAACATATCTTTCTCCTTTTTAAAGTGATAGCCGACCCTTTCGTTTGTTACATAGACACTTATTAATGTGCCAGCCTGCTATCACACTCTTTTCTGTTACCTATAGGGTTATAGCCACAAAGAATAAACTCTGTGGCTATAATTATAGAATAAATTAAAATAATCATAGTTATACAATTATTTTAAATCGTAAGTTGCTTTAGGCGTCTTATTAGGCGCACCAGCGGCATCGATAACTTCGATTGCAATAAAACCTCTTTCTCTATCCCAATCAAGATCAATAGTCTTTCCACCAGCTTTTAAAAATTCTCTAATTTTCATGCCAGTTTTGTATAGACTAAATCTCTTGTATCCACCAGATCCTTCTCTTTTAGGATTTTTTGGAACTTTGATTTGGATTTTAGCATCTCTATCGTACTTGTATGTACCCTTAAATTGTTTAGGATCCATAGCCTTACTTTTTACTTTAGCCTTAGGTTTAACTACTTCTGACTTTCTAGTCTTAGGAGTTACCTTAGGTTTTGTAGCCAAGTTAATAGACATAACACTTTCTCCTTTCTATATTTATTTATTATATTTACTATATAAGCAACCAATTAATAAAATTAAACAAGAAAATCAACCTTGCGAGCAGCCTCGGGTATTGGCGGTATTGGCATAAAAATAGTACCAATACCAGTTAAAATAATTGGTATAATTGAATAATAATCGAAAAAGTATTGGTATTGGCTCTTTTTATATTTTTTCATTTAATTTTTTTTTAATATATTTGCTATATTAGAAAAACGTGAATAATATAATTAGCATAATTATTAAAAAAACAAAATCTTTAAATATAAATATCATGGAGATATTTTCTTTTATACTATTTTTTTTAAGGAAGTACAAGTATCGTACTATTCATTCCTATTTATTTCAAGAACAGAAAGAACACCAGAAACAGCATTTGCTACATTTGCAGTAAGAGATAATGTTTGACTTTCTTGAAGGACCAAAGGTCCATCAATCATGTTACTATGAGTGTTAGAGCTTATTTCTTCAATAGCAGTATTAAATGAGTTTGTTAGATTATTTGAAGTTAATGTTACTAAAGTGTTAGCTCCGGAGTTAGTTATTTGAACAGTCTTGATCAATGCTCTACTATCAGAGGGTGTTGTGTATATAAGATTAGCTCCAGTATTGGCTAAACTAAACATTTCATTTTTAAAGATATTAGCCATTTAATTACCTAAAAACCAAGTCTTTCTTTCTTCTTCATTAGATTGATCTTCTTGAAAAGTTGAATTTAAAATTTTAATCATATCCTGTAAATCTTCAATAAGCTGGTCAAAGTCAGTTTTATTGTAATTATTTGGTGCAGTATTTAAACGTGACGTAGGTATCTTTGCCATAGCTTACACTATTCCAAATGTTTACGAAAGTACAACAAAAACTATGTTTCTTGTTCCGTGTCTTTCTTTATATCTTGTGCAACTTCATTAATTTTTCTTTGAATTTGCACCATCTCTATTGTTACTGAGCCATTAGCTAGTAATTCAGAAGCCCACTTGGCTTCAAGGTTTCGCTTCTGGCTCAATTTTTGTTCCAGACTGCTCATGCCATTCCTCCACTGTTAGTGTGTTTATGTTATCAGGAAGATAGTTAGTCATATCTTCCCACCTAAAAGTTGTAATTGGCTCATTCCAAAGAGCCTTTACAGCTTTATCAAGGTTATCGCTTTCAACTAGGCCTTTAGCGTAGTATCCGTAGCGCCTAAATTGAAAAAACACTAACATTTATGTTAGGGCTAACACATTTTTATCGTTTTGTAAAGGTTATTTATACCACTCGGGTACTTGATTTTTCCAGGTAGCAAACTCTTTCTTATGAGCCATGTAAAAAGTTCGATAAGCATCAACAGTATCTTTTCTTTTACATTCGTCTGGCATACATTGAGGTGGTTGCGTAAAATTACCTATCTCGATATTTTTAGGAAACTGATAGATGTGCTGAATAAGTTTTTTATAAGTATCGTGGACTTTATCATATCTTTTAGTGTATTCTTTACAAAGAGCACACCACAAATGTAATAGCCACCTATAATTATCTTTATTCATTCTACACCACATAGCGCATGGATGATTGTAATATGCAGCTCGATATAGAATTTTCTCTTTCTCGTCAGGTAAAACCCAATATTTTACCATAGTTTTTCCGTTTGTGGATAATCGATTTTCCACCTCGCCATCTAAAATTCTATGAGCAGTAGAGAGCAACTGTGCGTATTCAACAATCATTTTAGTAACGTGTTTATCGCAATGATACTCGGCGCATTTATCAGTATGAAAGTCTAAATAAAAAATATTCATTTTCTTCTATTTATAATAAAATAAGCAATTAATAGACCAATTAATAAACAAACTAAATTATACCCAAACATTAATAGACCATACTCGAATGTAATCATTTTAACAATTTAGTTATTTCATCTCTTAATTCTCTTAATTTACAACGAACTTGATAATCTTTTTGAAAATAATAAGCTGGATTATTTTGATCGAAGGTCTTTGTATCTATATAAACAGCGAAGTGTTCAGCATATTTAAGTGGTAGATTTTGACCATTGCCATGATATTTACGTGTACCTCGTCCTTTTACTCTTATTTTGTATCTGTCTTTATTTAAAAATTGTCTTAATAATAGTATGAAATACCTACCATTCTGAGTGTTAGGTATTTTATAAAAATAGTGTACAAATGATTTTTGATTCTTTTTACTTCTAAATGTCATTTTATCCTTTCTAAGTCTTTTTGCGCTTGTCTTATAGTTTGATACCATTTTCGTGTATATGATATTTTATTTAATTTTCTAATCAAAGTCTTCAATTTTATTTTTCTAACCTTTCCATCACCTTTTGTGTAATAAACATTTACATCAGATACTGGCTTATCCATAACTTCTTTTGTAAAATTTCTCTTTTTTATAATCATTCTAAACTAACACATACATCCTATAAAATTACCACTACCATTATTCATCATATGAATATTCATGGATTCTACATAAGTTGTCAACTTTAATCTTAAAATATCACAAAGATCAAAACAAGATAAATCTTGCAATATTACAACATCTTCTAACATTTTTTCTGTAACTTGTATTAATTGATAAAGACCATCATTATAGATAATTATATCCATTAGAATAAGATTACACCAGTTATAAAACCTAACATAAAGAAAACTATTTCACGTCTATAATATAAAGACCATATATCGAATTTACTTTTGATTTTGCTCAAATAAGACATTACCTTTTTCGTCTGTGACTTTATAAACATTCTCTACCTCCCTGTTAAGATCATCTTTATAAAAAGTATCTGAAACTGATTCTATACCATATTCTTCGATATAGTCAGAAACAATTACTTGTGCTGTATCGTTATCTTGACAAGCTTGTATAAAAGATTCCTTGTTTGCGTTAAATTCTTTTTCATCGACTACATTTAATTCGATTTCGCAAGGAACTCTCATATTAAATTTAACTTTTAGCTTCGTCATCTTCTAATACTCCTATACATTTATTTTCTGTGTTAGGAAAACCTGTAAGTTTATCGAACATTTTATGATTGTCGTAACCTAATTCGATACAAGCATTCTCTATATCTTGATAAGTAAATAACATATTTTTAGTTACTTGTAACATTCCCGGTCTTTTTTCTAATGGACCAATTTTTTTTACCATATTCTCCTTTCTAGCACCAGGCGGTAAAGCTAAGTATCAAGGAGCAAACCGCCTGATGGATTTGAGTTAGTTACGTCATTATAACCTCCTCTCGTCCGAGCTATAACTACATAAGACTTAATATAAATACTATTAATAAATATTCCATAATACAATAATCGTTACCATTGTGATAACAGTTTTGTATCGACTAATACTACATTTCCGTAAATATTTCGTCTATTGATATCATTAGTATCACGAGCATCTTCTGGATGTTTCTGACTATAACTATTCCAATAATCTCGATATGCCATAGTAGCTTTATGATTTAATTGAGCATTATTTTTACTTAATGCGTTTTCGTCACAAAGCATTTCGTAGTTTTTTCCATCCCATCTAGCTTGCGATACTTCAACAGTATTGTCGTGTATAATAGCTCTAACATGTTCCCAATCAATATCTTTAGCATGATCAAAGGCGATATGAAAACCGGTCTTGAGTATTATTATATGTTTAGTGGACACTCTCTTTTACCTCCTCTCTTAATACTACCTTGAGCTTTTCGTAGACAGAAATTGGTATGTCTAACTGATATAGCTCATTGTTATCGTGTTGAAATAAAATACGCCAGCAATCTACTCTCAAACGAATAGAAAATAAGATTGGCCATTCTTGATCTCTGTCGTATTTTTTTACATCTTCAAACTCGTGCTCTTTAAAATGACGTGGCCAATTAAAAGCACGTGCCATCGCATTAGAATAAATTAACTGATCTCTAGTAATCATTAAAGTATTCACGTGCGACCGTCCATTATATCTCTTAACTCATCTAGCATATCGCCAGAATCATCGAAGTCAGATACATCTAAATCTACAGACGCAGCAACTTCTTTATCTGACATATCATGAGCAGATATTTTATCTTCTTCTTTCCAACCATCTGGTGGCGCATTATCTTTATTTACTTCTTTGATAATCTGATTTAATTTTTTCTTCGTCATACTTTCCTTTCTATTTTAAGATTAATTTTAAATTTTATAATTTTTAAAAAGTTAAGAAATACAAGAAAATTTTCAGCGATACTTACTATATAAAAGAGTTAAACCGTTGAAATAAACCGGTCCTACGTCACACTTATTTAGTGGATTATAAACTCTTTTTCTATATTTTCAGAATATCTAAGAATTTGCTCAGATGTTTCAGTTGCGTGATAATCTATAAATTCTAGCTTAGGCATTCTATCTATACAGAATTCATAAAAGCGATTGATACGAGGAAAGTAAGGTGGAGAATCAAAAGTAGTGTAGTCAATTGATTTTACCTCTTTAGAATTTTTTTCTTTGTAAAGTATTTTTACATTAAAGTTTTGACCGGGCATTGAATACATTTCTTTAATTAAATCCATTTCTATTTTTTCTTTATCAAACATATTTACCTACAGGTTTTTTTTCCGGTAAAATTATTTCGTAAGGTGTACAATCAAATTTAATATAAATTCCATGCTGATTTATTTCTTCTCTACCTATTTGTTTTATTTTTCTATATGATTCTTGATAACCTTCTAACATACAAGAATAGGAATCTTTGAAGGTAACTGGCCAAGTATGCGCCGGCATGCACACATTTTCTACTGATGAACACATTACAAGAGTTAAAATAAATTCTTTCATGTTCAAAGTATAACATTATTTAAACTTTAAAACATCTTATAATTGTATTTCTTAAAATTTTGTTATTTAGTAAAATAGAATAGTATTCTTCTGTAAGCTCTGCAACTCTTTCTTCACCATGCGGTGCGACCTTAAAGTCATTTAATGTCATAATAATATGAAAAATCTCGTGAAACAACGTGCGTCCTAAAATTCTTTTGGTCAAACCTTTTCTTATTGTTAGAAGATTATCATTATAATGATAGACAGCATAATCTTCTATGTCTTTAAATTTGACTTTGATTATCTTATTTTTGTATTTTATCTCTGTAAGTTTCATAGGGCCAATTTCTTGGCCCTATAATAACATTATCTAGATAACATTCTACTTCTAATAGAGGCGTTATTTACTTGAGTATCAAGACCTATACCACCGCCAGCTGCTTTACCATTATGATATGCGGCTCTATCTCTAATATTCATACTGCTCTTTTTAGAGACAATACGAACACCTTGCGTTTTAAGCCAATCAGTAATAGCTTTCTGCTCGTTTTTATAAACCATAGGTAGACCATCTGGATTTTCTATACCTTTATAATCTGGTACTAACTCTAACCACCTGTCTTTTATTCTTTTTGATAATCGAGTAGCACAGCCTAATTTAAAAGCTTGTTTCATTCGATTAATCTCTGATTTACTACCAGGTACTGTTTCGAACTCTTTATCTGCAAGTTTTACAACAGTATTTATAAAGTAATCGCACATTGACTTAGCTACTATGCGATTAGATTTTCTACCAACAAAAATAGCAACCTTGACATTTCGATACTTTTCATTCATTCTAGAAGAAGTATACATTTGGCAAAAATATAATTTAGCAGTTGCTGATTGTATCCAGCCACGCCAATTATCTCTTTCGACATCAAAGGATTCTTTTTCTATTGGTTCTATTACTGTGTCGTCTTTTACATCTGACATAGATAGATTATGTTCTGAAAGTAACTTTTGAGCTTTTTCTGCTGCAAGCATGGCTTCGTTCTCTGATGCGCCATTTTCTTGTGACATCTTTAAAAGCTTTTGTATACGTTTCAGAATACTTTCTTTTTCTTCTGTCATATTTCTCCTTTCTTATTATTACTTGATTATTATTACTTTATATTATTTTAAATCTTATTCGACAAGATTTTCTTTATTGTGTTCCAATCTTTCGCTATCGCTAATTGACTAAACCTTTCTCTTGTTACACCTTTAGCCAATTCTTCTCCATCGATACCTTTAAATAAAAAAATATCTCTATCTTTTTTCACTATAATGTAGACAAGACCTCCGTAGTAGGTATAAGACTTGTGCCATGCGATTTGTTCTATACTCAATTTTAGCTTCAGTTTGGTTGTTTCTCTTTTGGGGGACTGCAAATACTTTCCTTCCAACCAACCAGTTTGACCATTGGAACAGTAGTGCACATCTGGAATTCCACGTTCAATCTGTGTCTCAATCCTCTGAATAAAAAAATTATTTAATTTAGTCCGAATTACTTGCCAAATTCTCTTTTCCATCAAATTTACATACTGGTATGGCTTTCATTTTATGTAAATTCTGCTTTCTTATTTTAAGATATTTTTCATATCCTACTTCACTAGGCCTATCCATAAGATGTTCTATTTCTTTGTAAGTTAAACCTAATTGTGTAGTATCAGTTCTACCATCTGACCACAATCCATCTGTAGGTTCAGCCATTTGTATTTCTTCTAAAATATTTAAATGTTTACCCATATCCCATACTTGAGATTTGGTACAATCAGCGATAGGGGATATATCAACACCACCATCACCATATTTAGTATAAAAACCAACACCGAAGTCTTCAATTTTATTACCTGTACCTACAACTATTCCACTCGTACTTGCTGAAATTTGATAAAGAGTCATCATTCTAAGTCTTGCTTTTGAATTAGCTAAACCTAAATCAGATGTAAATCTTTTATCTATTAATGTATTTTCAAAGTTTAAAAAAGTATTTGTTAAATCAATATTTACTGAATAAGCATTTGTAAATTTGCGTGTTAGCCAATCAGCATGTTTTAAAGATAAATTATGATGCTCGGGTCTTTGAGAAATTGGCATAGATGCTACTAATGTTTTAATACCTGTTAAACCACATATAGTGCTTACAACAGAAGAATCAATACCACCAGATACACCTACTACTAAACAATTTGCAGGCGTGTCCATTGTTTCCACATAGTCTTTTATCCAATCTCTTATTATATCTATTCTTTTTCCAGTGTTCACCAGGTATCTCCTATCGGTATGTATCTTATCTCATTTTCTAATTTTAAGTACCTAAATGGATCTATTACAGTAGAACCAGACTTAAAGTAAAAATGTTTAAATGCCTCGTGTTTAGTTCCTATAAAAAATAGCTGTGGTTCAGTTTCCCAATTATTTTTTTTAGAAACTTCTTCCATATTCATAGAATCAACATAAGGATCCCACATTGTAACTTTCTCTCCTTTTTCTTCTAATATATTTTTAAGTAAAACAGATGGACTACCAACAGTCATGTTAGTTTCTGGCTTAAAACACTTACCTAATATATTTATTTTTTTTTCAAATTTTTCAGAAATAATTAAATCAGCAAGCCACTCTGTTTGTTTTTCTCTTTGTTTCATAATATTGTCATACCAATTATATGACAAATTTAATTTTCGAGCTAAATAACTTAAAGCTATATTATCACGTGGATGACAACCACCGCCGTCTCCCATACCACCTAACAAATATTTAGACGATATGATCCTGTCTGTGCATAGAGAAAGTGCTTTTGTTACATCGTCAACATTTGTATTTGGTAAATAATGACATGTTTCCATGATAGTATTAATCATTGCAATTTTAGTTGATATAAAAGTATTATATACCACTTTAATAAGTTCTGCATTTTCTAAAGTTGTTTCGTGAAATGGAGAATTGTTAATTGTTTTATAGAATTCTTTTGCTTTATTAGCTGCATCTTTATCATCTACACCAAATAAAATTATTTCAGAATTTAAAAAATCATCAATGGTTGTTCCCATTGCAATAAAAAAAGGATTATAACAAAGTTTAGTATGTTTTCCAAGTATAGGTTTTATTTCTCTACGAATTGTGCCTGGTAATACTGTTGAAATAATTACAACAATTTTATCTTCGCCATTTTTTTCTATTTCTTGAGAAAGATTCATAATTCCTTCTTTTAAATATTTATAATCAAAATCTGCTCTTTCTTCTGGAATTCTTGTTATGCCTTCATACTTTTCTGTATGAGGTGTTTGTATAGGAACAAAAATTATTTCACTTTCTTTTACAATTTCTTCAACAGGTTTAATTTGTATTTTTGATTTATCTAATAATTCTTGAGCACCTTTTTCTCTGTAGTCTAGAGTTTTAAATCTTATATTTCTTAAAGTTCTATCATTAATGTCAGTTCCTATAACTTTATGACCTTTTTCTTCTATTGCTAAAGCTACTGGTAGACCTAGTTTTCCTAATCCTAAAAATCCAATATTCATGTTTATTTAATTGTACCCCAATTATCTCCTTTCTCTATATCTACTTTGAGAGGTACACTTAAATTTACAGCATTTTTCATCAAATGTATAGCTTCGTCAACACATTTTTGTTGTAACACTTCAGCACTAAAATCTAATTCATCATGCACTGTTAATTTTAAATCTATTTCATCTAATAAACCTGCTTGCCATATTTTCAACATAGCAGATTTTGTTATATCTGCTGAAGAGCCTTGAATTAAAGCATTTAATGCAGTATGAGTATAAGCTCTTTTTAATTGTTGTTTAGGATATTTTGCATGTGCTTCTGATAATGGATATGCTTTTTCTCCCCACATATCTCTTGGTTCCCATAACTCAAATCTTCTTTTACGACCTAAAATAGTTTTTATAAACCCTCTGTTACTTGCCACATTAGATACTTGTTTAGATAATTCTTGAACAAATGGTACTTTAGTATGATATTTGTTAAATAAATCATAAGCAGTTTCTTCATTT